GCTTGTGCCAGAATATGTTTTAGTGTCATTAATACTAATTGCCATTTATCCTGCCCTCGCATAGAGAATTATCATTTAGGCTGTCCTTACATATGTAACTTTGACATTCAATGGATAAGCATTAACTGCAAGAGTATCATTTGTACCGTCTGCGGCTACCCGATAAACTCTTGCTATTAACATATTACCTGCTACGGGTGCACCGCCAATAGTAATAGCAGCAGTGGCAGGGGATATATAAAGATAGTTAGTGTTTCCACCAGTATCATTAGTCTGTTGTGCTATGCCAAAAGCTGCATCAAGCGTTGCGGAATCTGCAATCGCCACCATCTTGACAGCCCACGCTACCTTGAAGTTTGTGGTCGTAGCTGGGTGTGTCCAGTAAACTATCGCTGTAACTGTTCCGGCGTTGTAATCATCTGGTAGGGGATGAATAAAATCCATATACTGCTCAGTATCTTTATCAAATGCAGGTGGTTTCAATGTAGCTTTATAAGTAGGCAGTTCCAGATTGGCAGGCGAAGTACAACCATTGGTAACTGCCGGATTACCACCTGACATCATATAGAACCAGCCAGCCATTATTTTTGGCGCAGTAGTTGTGCCAATATGGGTTTCTAATGCTACTACGGCTACTTGTAAGCCGTTAACATCCGCCGCCATTACGGTATCGGAATTGTCGGTACGGGCGCTGAACGAATCTAAACTTGCTGGGTAGGACATAAATTACCTCTATATAATAAAAAACGCCTCTTGGTTAGAGAGGCGTTTCTGAACGAACTGCCTGATTTGCGAATTTCGCAAACTTACATTAGTAAACCCCCGTTGTTGTTTGTACTACTGAAATACAATCAATCGTATTGCCATTAGGAACGATTGGAGTTACATACCTAAAACTAACTGCAAGCGTAGAATTGTTTGCGCCACTATTGAAATCTACATATTGTGTTGCTGTTGGTAATAATTTATATACACCCTGCGAGAAGTTACTCTCTATCATTATCTGAGTAAATCCAGATGGTAAACCACCACTTCCACCAAGAGCTACCATTGCACCAGAGGTGTCTGCTGCTGAAAATGTTACATGACTTATATAACTATGTGATTGTACTTCTTTTACTGGGGAAACCTGATTTATGTTATTAAAAACCATCACTCCTGCTCCACAAGAAATAGCACTATTTGCTGTTCCTGTTATTGTGAGAGTTCCAACTGGTGGTGCTATAAGTGTCCAAACTTGCTCAAATTGATAATCATAGTATTGACCATTCCACCTGATTTGCGAAGCAGAAATACTCATTGAAACGCCATTTACATAGAACATATCTGCATTGGCGTATTGACCTATTGATATAACCACTGCTATTCTGTTAACTCCGCTGGATGCAACAGTTCCAGAAAATGAAGTTATGTTATACCCAAGATTAGTAGCACCTGCAAGATTAGATTGTATATCACTCATCTATTTTTTCCTAACATATAAAATTTCATTGCACATCCCAAGCCGTAATTACAATAGCCACTCTTATTGCTCCAGTTGGAGGAGTAAAAACTCCTGAATAACCAAGCCACCCAGACGTAACATTATCATCCATATATCCAATCTGGTCAGTTCTCAATAGAGTTCCTGCGGTTGGATCGTTATACCATTTAGCTTCTATCTTTATATATTCTACATTATTAATAGAAGCGTTATAAAGATAACCACTGATAATATATTGTCTGGAATCTAATATTGTAATTCTATCACTTGTGATAACCCCAAGATTTTGCCACACGGTTGGTGTCCACTTTAGGGCATAAGTTTCTACTAAAACTGGCGATGTAACTATACTCCATGCGCCATTTGTTTCTGTGGTTTTTGTCCAACCAGTGAAGTTATTAGATTCAAACCCAGCATTGGTAACAAGATTATTAGTATTAACTACGTTGACAGTAGGAAGTTTCTCAGTATTCCATGTGGTTACTACTGACTGACCATTTTCAGATGACCATTTGTAATCCACATAACACATTCTATATTGAACAGATGTTATTCCTAACTTCTGTATGTCAACATTGATTGTGTCAAATAGTTCTGGTATATATTGAATATCTGCCCTGTCCTGACACTGCACGATAGGATAAGGTTGTTTAGTGTTCAGGTAACTATTTAGGAATACTGCATAGTTATTAGCATAAGTAGAATTATACATCCACGGCGTATCTAACAGGAACGATAATATCTCACCGCCACCAGAACCGTCATATATTGCATTAGATTCAGACGGGCAATCTATGGCATTTCCAACTACTTTGCAAAGTGTTAAGTATGCTGCTACACCAGAGTTGGTTATTACATTCTTAATCTTTGTACCGAGTGGGGTTGCCACTATACTGATTCCAGAAGTCAGGTCTGTACTTGAGCCATCCGCTAAAGCATTGGCTTTATAACATGACACCGCTTGCTCAATGGTTACACTTGCACCTGCTGTTTCATCTACTAATGCCTCTGATACAACTAATGAACCTGCTGCGCTTGTGGATACTGTAAATGTGCCATTATTGGAAGGTGTCTTTGCATTGGTTACAAAGATTTTCATTCCTGCTGTAAAACCTGCCAGTCCATTGGCAGAATCAGCTATTGTTTTTGTGGCAGACGTGAACGAAATTGTCTTAATGTTCTGGTAGATATTCTGTGCAACTGGAGTTGTAACGCTGTTAGAAGCTACTGACCTGCCTGAATAAGTCAAGTCGCCCATTATCGTAATGGATGAGTTGGCAGGAATCAACGGCTTATCGCCGAGAGTATACATCAAGACTGTTGACTGTAATATTCTCGGATAGATATTTACAGTCATATAGTTTCTGACAACCTTTGAGGGTTGAGGAACATCTATCAACTTTAATAGACTTGATTGGGTTACTGACAATGTGGGAGAAGGCACGCTGCCACGCCCAATAAAAGTAAATTGTCCGTTGCCTGCAATATAGACTATCCCAAATTCACTTTCGTTGATTTCGTTGATTGCATCTGAAGCTGTTTTATCATTACACCAGAAGTAAGGCATTGAATCTGCACCAGTGGCTATGCTTGACCCCCAGATAGATGGCCACCCCGCAGCAGTCAATACTGCGCTGATAGCTGTGCCAGTCGTGTAAGTAGTGCCTACTGCAATATCTACTTTCTTATTCTGTAAGAAATCCCACCCATCTCTAATTGTTAAGGTACAAGTACGATTTGGAGTGCCATATCCAGTCGTGTCAATGTCGTAAATCTTGCCTGTAAATAATGGCTTTGGTGTTCCTGCTGAGCCAACCTTGACCCCTATCTGAACAAACCTACCCTGCGCTACATTGGGATAATAGATTGAGTTCGTATTATAAGCATCATACCTGCCGTCATAATTATCTAATACAATGCGAACTTCGCCAACTTCGTTTCTCTCAAACCCACTGCCAGTTGACATGACAGGAATTTTTCTACCCTTGCGTACTTCAAGGTCAATGCACCGCATACCTTCGTTGTACCCGTCATAAGCACCGTCATTATTCCAGTCAACTGTTATGTACCATAGGTTGTTAGGCGTGTATGGAGTAACGCCATACAAAAAGGTATTATAAAGTGCAGTCCCGTAACGAGCCAATTAGACAATCCTATGATTAGGCAATGCTTCACGCAGTACATTCTTAATGGCTGGTTTTAGTGTCCACTCTATTGTTTTCTGATCGCCATATAAAGTCATGTTAGGAAATGTTAAGCTGATATTAGTTGCTCCGTTACTATTCTCTCCAGCAGGGGTTATCTTGACATGCTCACCAGATTGTGCTAAAAATGGAAATCTATCATTGGGATACCCACTACCAACATCCATATCAAGCCCGTTTGCACCTTGTGGCCCTAATATTTGTGGTTGGCCACCACGACCACCATAACCACCGCCAGATTGACTTTCATATCCAGGAATTGCATACGTTCCAGTTCCATATACATCAATATGATGTGTGATAATATAAATATCTCCCTCTGCTAAAACGCCATTAAGTGATCCCGCTGCATCCTTTGTGTTCTTTAGTGCTGCCGTTGCGCCCTTAGAAGAAAAACCCAAATCCTCTAACCCCTTAACTGCGCCTGCCTGTGTCATTTGACCAGCAGCAATAGCCATATTATAAAGAGCTGGGGCTGCTTCTTTGCCTAAGGAATTTGCCGTATCAGCAGATGTTTTTGATATTGCAGAAAGAATAGCATTTAATGGCTTAACTTCGTTTGCGCCCTCACCCGTTAATACTATTTGCGTATTTAATGTTTGAATATTCTTAATTGCATCTGTTACTATATTTGGGTCTAACCCAACAACCTTAACTGAATATGTTATTGTGCCAGAAATATCTGGCCATGCTTGAAGTTCATTTACGGCAGATTTTATTGTTTCTAATTGTCCAACTCCGGCCACTAATCCAGCTTGCATTATTTCATTATGGTTTGTTTCTAATTGGTTTTCTTTTACCATCAAATCATTGTACGTTTTCTTTGTGTCCGCAATTCCCCATTGTAGGCGAGATAATGTGTACCAATAATCTGAATCAGAAACTTGACCTTCTTTGTGTAATTTAACTAATAAAGCCTCTACATTTTGTGTTTCTATAAGTGGCTCTATAAAATCCGCAACTGATTGTTTTGCCTGATCCCATTGGGTTTTCTGACTTGCAGCAAACTGTTCAAGAACTGTTGCCTGTGTTGCCACTAATGGGCCTGTCTTTGCTATCTGTTCGTTTGTTTGAGAAACAATAGCTGTTTCTTCTGCTTGTACTTTTTGCAAACGAGTAAGGGAAGTTGTACTAACGCCTAACGAATCAGCGTATGCTTTCTCCGCATCTGCTTGGTCAACAATAATTCCATACGCAGCTAACATACGAGGAGATAGGGCTATCATAGCCTTCGTAAGATTGCCCATTACATCCGTAACAGCTACACCATACTCTCGTGACTTAAACATTGCAACTGTTGCTAAATCTCCTACTTGTGTAACAGATAATCCCATATCGGCAGCCATTATTTTATTAGCCATGCCTGCGGCTTCATAATCTGATACAGTATTTAGAGTTGCTGATTTAACTGCATCGGTCATTGCTTGAGAAGATGAACCAGTAAGACGGGCGAGATTAGTTGTTTCGTTCTCTAACTCTGTAATCTGCGCCCCTTCTTCGGCGAAGTCAAACGTCTTTTTTGCTGCCATAGCTATTGCTGTTACTACGGCGCCAACCTGAGCAAACTCTCCCATTAACCCTTTTAATGACAAGGTTGCATCATCTGAGGCTGACCGAGTTGCCGTTGCAATAGAATTGGTTTGGTTGGCAGAGCTTGTCTGGGATGCGTTCATGCCATTTAGTGCATCTGTAATCTGCTTTATTACAGGCGAAGCATTATCAACCCCATTAATGACAATACGCATCTCTACATCAGACATTGGATTTCCTTAACTTCTGGATATATTTGAATGTGGCATATTCATTTGGGTAGTTAATCATAAAATCGCCGACTTTATCAGACGGCGTTCTATGGTATAAGACTATGGAGTTATAGACATTCATTACGATTCGTAACCTTGTCATCAATCCTGCTGGTTGGTCTAATAAACCTCCCTGTCGGGGCAGGCACTTCCAGTATTCACAATTTCTCGCAAGTTCAAGATCAGGCAGCCGTTGTGGGGGAGTATCTTCTTCCTTGTGCTTTTTCTTGCTGTCCCACTCTGCGTGGTCTGCGGCTGCCAGTATTAGTTTGGGCTGACTACTTCAAATCCACTAACATACGTGATAATGCTGTTGCCTGTCCAAGTAACACTTCTGGCATCATTCCAATCAGGCCCTTTTATCCAACCCATTTTTACAGCTGCCATGCACACAACCCTGCGGAACTCGGCTGAACTGCGCCAGTCTTTCTTTTCTGCTTCTGTAATGTCGTGGATTGTTTGGTAGTATTTTTCTAATTGGTCTTGTGATAGGGATTCGGGAAATTCTAACTCGCCATATTTCTTGCTGGTTATCTTCAATCTAATCTCCTTATGCTAATGCAGCTAATTCATTCACTACAATAAAGTTTGCAAATGTAGCTGAAGTCGGGTCATACTTGGCTTCAAACGTGGCTACATAAGTATCTACACCCGAATCATTGCCGAGTGGTGCAAACTTACTGAATTTACCTGCCATGTTTATAATCAGGGACTTGTAGGTATAAACTACACCTGCTACTGCCACTGCTGGGCCGGAAAACGCTATCTGAATGTTCTTGGCGGTTTCAGCTATCCATGCGTCTTTATAAGCTACCACACCAGAAGTATGCTCGAATGTGAAGTCAACGCTTAATGCGATTGGGCCTGGACATTCAACGAAGCTGAAATACTTATTTCCATCCGCTGTGAAGCGTGGAATCCAGCCTGATTTTAGTTTCAAATCCATCCCTAACAATGTGTTTGAAACTTGTGTCGTGCCTAATGTTGACCCAATAAGGTCAATATACAACTTTCCATTCTGGAATAGAATATCGCTGACTGACTGGTTGGCTAACGACGTGAACGTTCCTTTAGTAACCTGTCTGCCAAACAACTGTGCTTTCATTTGCATGGTTTCGCCTGACTTCCCTGATAGTTCAAGGTTGTCGCAGAAGGCATATTCCATGTACTCTGCCTGTGTGTCGTTACCACCTTTTACGGTGTAGGTGCTTAATGTATTAGGTGCGGTTGTTGGTAGGGAATAGTCACGAATATATCCAGTTTGTGAGCCTGTGCCGTCTTTGGCTGGAGTGGCATGTTTTACACCCATCTCAAACAAGTAGGGTAGTTGTTCATAAGTGGCTGCCCCATCCAGATTTACGGCTGCAAGCAACTTTGGTGTTACGGTGCGGTCAACTGAGGATAAGTAGCCCACATCTTCGGGAACAAAGTTTAGTGTGCGTTGGTCATCTATAACGCCATTTTCCATTCTCATCTGTACTGTTGAGGTCAGGTTAGGCGTGCCAGCAGGGGATTCTAACCCCAACTGTAATTTACGTAAAAGTTTTACACCCATCTAATTACTCCTTTGCGAACTTCGCACTTTTATCTTTTGGTGCTGGTTCATCTTTTGATTTAGGGCGAATGTAATCACCCGTTAATAGTATTTTCTCTTCACCCCCTAACGCTTTCACTTCTTCATCATCCAAATCTCTGGCTGGAATACCAGCCCAGAAATTACCTTTGCCTTTATAAATAAGCATACAAACTCCTATATATTCAAATCCTGTTTGATAACTATTCCTTCAACCATCCAACGTTGACCGATAGTAGATACATCGCCCATCTTCATAGGAACAACGCCAGTGGTTCTAATGTCTTGGTAGTTGTTAATGTTGCCCCCAATACTGTTGTTATACATTGCCTTTGCAATAGTCTTCGGGATGAGTTCGTTATACTGATATAGAATAGCAAATGCTGCATCCCATAGGTTTATCGGGAAATGAATCTCTACTATGATAGATAATTTTCCCCAATGTGCTGCACCCATTTCCTTGAACTCCCAAATTCCCTGTCCTTCATAAGCTATGGTCATTGGGAAGTTGCCTGCCTGTGCAGGAGGAGTGGCAGGTGCGCCTGCTATTCCCGTCAGGGCAGCTATATCTGATTGTAAAGTTGTGATTGCAGCAGATAGACTTTGCGACATTATATATATCTCTTTACTTGTGCTAATAAGGTCTGAACATCAGGGTCAATACCTGTACCTAACTTCTTGAAGGTTGCACCCATTCCACCACCCTGCTCAAAGATAATGTTCTTGCGGTCAAAATATCTGGATGCTTGAATGCGACATGCAGTAGAAACAACTGAAGGTGTAGAAGAACTGAATCCCCAATCACCTATAACTTTTACTCTAAATGAACTTGCCCACCTATTACTATTTGGGAAATATAATCCATTGAGAAATGTGGCTGTAATTCGTGTAAATGGAAGTCCATCAACCCCACCGTTTACAGGTTCTAACCAGTAATCGGCAGTTGTCCACGCTTGTGAATAAGACTTGTCATAAGCGTCATCTGTGGCAAGGGAAGTAATTGCAAGTAAATCTTCTATAAACACTTGATCTGACCTATCGGTTGCAAAGTATTTTGTGCCACCAGAAGTCTTGTAGAATTGACGCATACAATACTGGTCAATAAGCCTTGACGCTGCGTTGATTGCATCTATATATTGCTGGTCATTTGTAGAAGTAGTGTCGTGCCATATTGTTTTCAAATCTTCAAGGGAACAATAAGCATTTACTAATCCTGCTGTTGCAACTGTACCTGTGCCTGAACCACTACCCCCAATAGAGATTACTTTGGTTGCTGGGTTGGTGAAGTTATATCCAGACTTATGTGTCCATAAATAGACAGTTCCTGCATCTAACGACAGGGTTACATTCCCATAAGTGTCAGTCAACCCACTTGCTAAAGTGTTTAGACCAGCAGAATCACTTGTCGCCCATACGGTTGCATCTGCTATGGGGGTGCTTGAACCAACTATCACAAGGTTATAAATCCAAGATACAAATATCATTTATTTACCTCTTTGGGATAAAGACTCCAATCTATCTCTAAATTCTCGTCTTTGAACTTCCTGATAATCTTCACATATCCAGCCCGTTCAAGTTCTTTGGCTTGTAATAGGTAAATATGTGCATTAGTTCCTTTGGTAATATGTATCGTTTCGCCAAACTGCCTGTAATTGATGGTGTCATTCACTTCACATTCAGCCATGTAGCAGTTCTGCCACGGCCAGTAGGTTTCATTCTCGCCAATGTGTCCGCACATTACGCCCCAATGACCTACCTGCTTTATTCCTGCTTTACAACAGTCTATAGCAAAGATACTGTCTACATCGGGGCTTCCATTCAGGTCATGTACTGGTATCTGCTCTAATACTTCTCGCCTGATAAGCACAAACCCAAATCCCACTCCTGATACTTCTGTTACCTTGCCCTGAAAACGTTCTAATAATTGCTTATGATTTGTAATCTCGTCATACAAAGTGCCATATACACCATTCACAGGAGGGACTACCAGATTCATGTAAGGATAATCACCATGCCTGAAGCAATAATTTCCATACGCAACGGGACTATCTGTATCAACTAATAATTGCAATCCATTTCTGGGGGGAATCATGTCGCTATCTACATGAAGAAGATAGTCATACCCCCCATCAATGGTCTGTTTCCAAGCGGCCCGTTCCTGCGATAACCAGTTTTGTTTGTTATAGCCAGGATAATCGTTATGTCTGGCTATGACAATATCAAGCCACCCGTAGTGTATATCTAAATCATTTATCGCCTGTTCTGTTTCCGAGTGGGGTTGATCCCCACTCGGTACAGGACACCATACTAAAATCTTCACCTACGCAGTTGCGCCAGTTAGATACTGGAAGGCTTCCGCTAAAGCTACTTTGCATCCAAAGCGTTGGACACAGTAAATATTGGTGTTATTGTGAACCATGTCATCATACGGGTTCACGGTCATCTGGAATCCTTCGTTCTCTGCAAATGCCAGATATTCGAAGTTACCAAGCAGCAACTCTTTTGCATTGATAGCAACGGCTGCAATTTCATCAGTGAAGAACACCGGTTTTCCTAACAGGTCTTTAGCAAACTCACCAGGGCCACCAATCGGCAAGAATCCGTAGATTCCTGCGGTGGTCTGAATCTGGTAAATCTTATTAAAGGTTGCCCATCTGCCTACCCAGCAAGCCTCATCCCAATACCATGCGGGAAGTGCGCCTGACAGATTCCAAATATCAGCAGCAGCAACAGAAGCACCGGCAGCAGAAGTTGCGCCAGCAGTTCCGCCAACCATTACACCCTGCGGATGGCCTGAACCATCGCCTACAAGGATATTGGCGTTCTCGGTGCGGGCTGAAGCATGTCCAGCTCTGCGGGCAATATGCCCCATTACATCGAACTTATTATCATGGAGCAGTTGATTTGAAATCGGGAAATAGCGTGTCCAAGTATAGATGTTCACCTCAACAGCCGCAAACGGAATTGTGGTAGTCTGGTCAGCAGCACCTGAATACTCGGTAGTCTGTGCTAATTTTGTTTCCTTGCCATACTGCACGGGAACTTCCACACGATTGCTTGAAGTTCTGACAATATTAGCAGCAGGAGCTTGTCGGATGATTGATTTCTCATCACGGAACTCTACGATTTTATTCCAGTAATCAGGCGGCACGGTAATTAAACCGTTGGCATTGGAATCTTCCTGATAGTCATTGACTTTCAATGCGCTTTTATCTGCCCATTGGTCTTCAGACTTCAGGTTATGGTCAACATTGCGCCCACCACTGCGGATATACGCTTCCATTGATTTAATGCCACTATCACCTAACTGGTCTTTTAGCACTACTGGGGCAGTTTTTACAACTTCAGCACCAGCAGGTTCAGGTATAGCAGCTTTCACTGCCTCTGCAATGCTCTTTTTATTTTCTTCAAGAGCATCTGTAATAAATTTCTTGGTTTCTTCGTCCATCTTAAAAACCTCTTCTTGAATATCTTTCTTTATTTCTAAATTTTCACTATCATTCACAACGACACCCGTGTTATTCTCTAACACCTCTTGAGTATCCTCTGTTGGAACGACTAATGACTTAAGGGAAACAGCCACATTGCGTGGCTCAGCAGGCGTTGGGGTTAGACTTGCGTCATCACCCAAAGGCCATGATAAAATCTTATTTGCATTACCAATAACTTCTCGGCGTACTAAATGAGCAGCTGTACCGCTTGACCAACCCAACTTGCCTTCTGGTATTAGTTTTTGTTCAATGCCTTTCACATACTCTTTAATATATTCATCGTGCTTGTTGGCTTGCATTTCCACCCAGACACCAATCTCGTCTTTAGACAGTAATCCTTTACCGATCTTCTTTATACCAATCTTGCCATCTAATCCGTGATTGTAATAAACTGGGATTGTCTTATGATCGCCAAAGTCTGTGTCAGTAGTGAAGAAATCGCCCACAAGGTCAGGGTCATTCTCGGTTGAAAATCTAACAAGATAACCACCGATATTGCCATTAGATAAAGACTTGACTTCGCCACCGTAAGCTACAACAGTTTCGTTAAGGTCAAATGCTTTTACTGGTTCGTCAATCACTTCATCTTCATCAGGTTTGTCAACTTCTTCTTCCTCGTCATCTTCTGGTTCTTCATCATCAAGTGATTTATCTTCATCGTCAATAGTTATGTTATATTGACCAACGCTGAAAGATAATGATTTGCCTTCAGGCCACTTGTCAGGCAGGGAACTTTCAAACCCCTTGCGTTTTGCAAGAGAAGTAAGTCTGCGTTTAAATTCCTCGAAGGAATGACTACCCTTATATCTGCCCCATGAATGAACTGCGTCTTTTACATCTTTGGCAGTAACGATAGGGAACTTTCTTTCATCAGAGAATACAAAGTCTGAATCCTTTAGCTTATCCCTATCAACACCACCGCCTACATTCGGTTGAAAATGGCGTTTAGTTTCATCACCCTTCTCAATATCCACTTTTATATCTTTGTCAATCGTGATACCTTCAAATTCTTCTGGCATAGTGCCTCCAAGTTAACAAACAAAAACTCCGCTGTTCTTAAGCGGAGTTCTCGAAAGACTTCCTGTATCTGCAAATTTTGCAGGCCATTTTTGGCCAGTAGGTGATGAGTTCACGTTTACGACTATGAAATCCCTTGTACCAAACCCAGTTTACCCAACTGGCTACCGGTATATTACCGTTACTTATTCAGATCGCCACACTTCTTGTGCCTCATGCAGATTATAAGTAGCGGGTATCGAGCTATCTTGTCAATACAAGAGGAGAGATACAATACATATTATACCACATAATTCTACAACTTGCTCTTTTCTTCCTTGCGAAGTTCAGCAGTTCTTGGTGTGATATGTAAAAATCTTTCTATCGAGTCAATCATCATCAAGAGGGCCTGACGCAGTCCCATCCATAGTTCTTTATCCATATTTAAACTCCATATAGTGCTTTGATTCTTTCAAATACATAATCAGCTAATGCAGGGAATTGTCCTTCTGCAACTACATCATATTTTTGCCAACCATGACTTGCATGTAATGCCCATTGCTCATCACCCTGCACGTAAGGGCCATAATCTACCTGATTACTGACAGTAGTTTGTAGTGTTCCAGTATGATGTGTATTCCAACCCTGTTGCAAGTTGAATGTGCGCTGGTAGGTGTTGCCCGGAAAGTCAGGGGGATACAATGATACGGGTGGTTGGATATATTCTGTTGCGCCTGTGTAGATTGAATTATCAAGTACGGGTTCAATATCCTTATTTATTCTGGATATTACATCTTCCAACCCTTCAAGTTTTATCTCTAAAATCATTCGATTTCCTCAAATACCTTTTTAACTTCTTCCTCTGTGGTTACTTCTGCTAACTTATCATTTACATCTGCAAATAGTTCGGCAGGTATCACGGTTGACGTGAAGGGTCGTCTTGCCTTGTTGTCCAATCGCTTGATGCTAAACTTCTCCCACCGCTTTAGTTCTTCTTCTACGTTCTTCTGGGTGCGTGGGTGTCCACCAATGATTGAGTACGGGTAAGTTCCTGCGTCCTGTTGCGGGGTAGGTTGAGTGTGTTTGAAGTCTGCTACGGTGATTCCTTCTGGTAATCTGAATCCAACTAATCTAACTGCTATTTCAGGTGGTACACCAGTTTCAATCAGGTTAAAGTATGCCGCTGACTGTCCTACAATATCTGCTTGGTACATATCCATGTCAGATACATCAGGGACTATTCGCATCTTTGCATCTTTCAAAAGACTTTCGTTTATTACATCAGCTAATATATTCGCCAGTGGCAAGACTTCTTCATCATAATAACCCCTACGATCTGCTATGGCTGTGGCTCGATTAGCGTGTTCAGATAACATTGACTTTGGAATACCAAAACCATTAGAGATAGCCGAAAAGCACTTATCGGTAAGTTCTTGCATTGCTAACTCATTCAACGGGGGAGTTATAGTTTGTACTTTGGTTTCTTTTGACATGGCAATAGTTCTGCCCATGTTAGATATTCCACCCCATAGATTCTGAAAGAACTGTTGCACCCTACTCAATTCTTCTTTGCTCGCCCCGCCCTCAATGGATATAAGTGTTACGGGCATTGCGCCACCTTCAAAGTAATGCCATGCAAACCTGTCAAGATAATACATAATTTGAGCAGCCTGATATATTGCATCCACGTCAGCAATAGACCTTATCAGGTCATCTTGAGGGTGATATTCCTTAAACCTTACAACTTGTGTTTCATCATATATTCCTGTTGAGGAATAATATACCCACGTATAAAGCATGTGAGGAACTTTCTCGCCGGTTGCAAGCGTGTCAATAGTTTTGGCTGATTTAGTCATTTTCAGGGGATTCATTCGCTGTACCCCAAGCAACCTATTACCTTTCATCAGCTTCAACCAGAACGCATCGCCACCTACTAATAAATCGGTAACTGTCTGCCTGATTAGAGGTCTTAATGGGGGTTTGAATACCTTGTCCCAATCAAGTAACTGGTTGCCTTTATACAGCTTGAATGGAATCTGTGCAACTGCATTAGCGTTCATCTTCACGCAACGATGGACAATGGGAACATTATTGTAGGCGTCCCACGGCCCTTGTAACTTGTCGCTATTTGCAAGGCTACTCATCCAGTCGGGAGTATTCCAAACCATTTTCATTTCGTTGGACATAGTTTATTTTCCTTTGTAACGGGTTGTACTTGGACTACTCCATTCTCTAAACGATAATTCGCCTTGTACTTGTACTGTTGATTTGGGTTAGCAAACACTTCACAAATATAAGGTGGTTCTAATTCAAACATCTCATCAAAATACTGTAAATCATATAACTTCCAATAAGGCAAGTAATAACATTTTGCTATATTCTCTAAATTGGGTAGGGTCATTCCACTTGAACTATCTGCCCCATTCAACTTGCCAAAATACTTATTCTGTGTGTTCCTGATTGACGCATACCCATCGTTATTGATTATAAATATGCAGATGGGCAGGTTGTGTTGCGATACTATTTGCAGTTCACGCATATTCAACTGAAAACCACCATCACCTTCTAATAGAATAACCCTTTTACCAGTGGCGTAATAAGCCCCGATTGCAGAAGGTAGTCCGAATCCCATCTGCCCAAGATTGATTCTATTGATAACATCACCTTTGGCTTTCCATTCCTGCCATACTATGTTTCCTTGAAATCCAGCAGCAGAAGGGCATAATACGTCATTTGGCGTAGAAAGTTGATTCAGCTTTTGATTTAGTGCGTACAAATCAATCATAGAGGGATTTCTGCACTTTGTATGTTTAAAGGGATGTCTAACCATACTGGGGCTTTCTCCCCGTGTGTAGCTTCACTTATAGCCCTTACAACCATAGCTTTTGCCATAGCAGGTTTTGTTATCATCTCGGCATACTTCGTGATGTGTTTTACCATTGAGATAATATCCACTTCCTGCGCCCCGTTGAATCTTTGTCCCCATTGTTTCAGATCGTTGGTCTTTACCTGACCTGAAATAAACAGGACAGGCGAGTAGTTATTCCATGCCGCCGCACAACCCGTAACCGCATTTGTTGCACCTGGCCCTGATGTTACAAGACAAACACCAAGTCCAGTTAATTGTGAGTACGCTTCTGCTGCAAATGCACAACTTTGTTCATGCAAAAGATAGACTGGCATTATTTTGGAGTTGGCAAGACTGTTATTAAGGTACATCGAGAATCCACCGCAAAGAGTGAAAACGTGATGCACACCTTGTTCCTCTAAATATTTGAATATCCAGTCGCTGAGGATCACAGAACGATTACCCTATTCTTTATTCCAAGACTTTTTATATCATCAACTATATCTTGCTGTTTACCCCTTGCAATAACCAGTATCGGGTAGTCGCCTTCAACGTGGTCAAGGATAGGCATACCCATTAATGTCATGCCTTTATAGATTGGATTCTTATCTACAAAGCCTGCAATAGACGGTAGATTTTTCACTGTTGCTAAAAACCACATGGCGTAATCACCAAGTCCATAAATGATAAACGGTACACCACCATACAACTGTCTAATGGGTATCATCTTTTCTTCAAGGGTTATCTTTGATGTATCTATTGAATGTTTTATCCTGTCAAACATATTATGATGACCATTGTTTTTATAAATTGCCCGATAAGTAGGCATATTTAGCATATGAAATTCTAATGATTCCCGATACTCGCATGAAAAGTCATAATTAGAGAACAACATATCTAACTGGCTTATGCCAAAGTGATTAATGTGCTGTGTCTGATAATCAAGTAAAGGCGGAAATGTCTTGTAAGAATATCCTAATGATTCGGGAAGTTCTACTAACACTTGGTCTGTCCATGTTCTAAACTGCATCATCATGGCGTTTAGATTGTAGATATGTTCGATAACGTGGGATGCTACTATCAGATCACATGTTCTTAGTTGCTGACCTACATCACATACAGAATAGTTATTGAAACCATAATCTCTTAGATATATTCCTAACTGACCAAGCCCACCACCATAATCAATGATAGAGGTGTTTCTTGGAAACCTATAACTTATAAACTGTGCTAATGCTTTTAGCCTTTCAAGGTGTGGACTATCGCTATGGTAAGTTGCTCCAACGTAGAATTTCTTGTAATATTCGTTATAGTTATCTTCTGTGGCATTATTGCATAACCAGACAAAACCACATCGGCATAGATTCCACCAGTTCTCTTTAGGTAACGGCCATCTATCAGGGACTTCAAAGTCCATCTCATAGTCATCTACTGCACCATTACCACAAACCGGGCATATATTTCTCAATAGTCATTCCCCGTAACAGCTATTTTCATATCGTGTAGTCGTGTATCTGCTCCCATATCTCCATGAAACGCAACTATGACAGGCGTGGAAGATACATCTTGCAGTTTGCTACTATTCCATTCATCACCAAGAGTATGTACTATGTCGGGGTTATCCTGACACATATTATTAAACTCGCCCTGTTCAGCCCAAGTCTTATCGCCCGGAAATCTTTTTAGCCACCCCTTGATAAAGTTCTTTGTTTCATCGCACTGTCCCTGAAAGAATAGAACCCCGGTATTGAAATGATTGAATGGCTTGTCGTAATGGACTGCGTTGACTGGTTTGATACACGCATCCCGAATATCTGCTTTCTGATTAAAGATTACTGCATCAACATCCATGTAACAAACATACTTATAGTCATAGATTGCGTTCTGTATCATATAGACAGCATCCCAATCCCCAACTCCAGTAAATGTTCTGAACTCATAACGATAATCTACTGCGTGTTGTTCGCAGTAAGACAGGTGAATGGGAAATGTGAATCGGGCAAGATTGTCAAATGCCCCATTCTCAAATGTGTGCTGGATTATTATGGCATTATTCAAGTTATATTCTCTTGTTTCTTTATCCAGAGAAGGATAAAAATAATTGCCTGTATTAAATCCTTGTCTAATTCAACTTGGTCAATAGCAGGATAATCCGTAGCATTGAACTTATTGATAACTTTATTTATTACGGTTAGGGTTTTAACATCAATCATATTGCGAACTTCGCACTTTCTTTAGTTGTTTCTTCATACTGTTTATCCGCTGGTTCATGTCTGTATAACCATGCCAACCCCTTACAACAGGGTATTCACACGGATTGTAATATCTACTGCAATTCCATTCATTGCCCAACTTCTTTACCATCCATTTATACTTTCCTTTTGCGAGATGATTAAAGACCCCCTGCTCTGCCCAGAACGGCTTATCCTTTGAACTGTTTTTCCAGTCATACATGAACCTTTGTAAAAGTGGGGTTTCTTCAAAATATAAAACCCCAACATGATAATGTGGACACGGATCAGGATATTCCACAACGTTGATAGGTCTAATCATCGCTTCTCGTAAATCAGTATTTATGTCTACTATCATGGTGTCAACATCTAACCAGACTACATACTTGTAACTTTTCAGGGCACCAGCTATTATATCTACCTTATCCCAATCGCCCATAAGGGCATTGATAGTAGAAGATTCAAATCTATAATCAAAATTATATTTCTTGCAATAGTCTAAATGGTGTTGAACGGTAAGCGATAGTAATTGATTATGGTCGCTACCTGCAAATGTATGTTGAATCAGGACTGCGTTGTTAGACATATACCCTTTATTCCTGAACTATGGTAAATTTCTAATGGTGTTCGATGATGAGTTGCTTTTTTATTAGAGCCAGAGATATACCTGTGAATATTATTATATCTGATATGCGAAGATCCTTTTATATTCCTTCCATATTTTCTATTTTTGTGTCCATGCGCCTGCGAAGGGTTATTGCCCAATTTGTAACTCCCTGCTTTAACCGCAGTATCCTCGTATGTTTTTTAGAATTACAGCTTTGACACAACCCCTGAACATTAGACTTTGTTAATTCTCCGCCCTTACTTAACGGAATAATATGATCTCGTGTTAATTTCTTTTCTTCTCCGCACATAACGCATCTATAATTCTGCCCAGCTTTTATTTCCTCCCATTGTTCGGCAGTTAAATCACAAACACTATTTTTTGTCATCATCCTTCGTTTATGGTTACATCTTGCGGCAAGCGCCTTTCCTTGTGGTGTCTTATACCAATCTTTTATATAGTTAGAATGATATTGTTTGCCATAATCACTTTTCCTATAGTTTATAAACCACTCCTTTGATTTACCTGATTTTCTGTATTTCGTCTGGTATTCTTTATACTGATCTGTATTTTTATATTCTTTGTGATATAAGCGCATGTATTCTTTCATGCTATCCTTATAATCTTTTGATTGGTTTCTTTTCTTCTGGCATGATTTACACCACGAAGAACATCTACCATTATCTTTTCTAATATAAAATTCTAAAGAGTTTTTTATCTCTTTACAGTGCGAACATATTTTAGATTCTTGCATATATAAATTATACTCTACACGGTGAAAAGCACCAAATCGCCATCTGAAAGCCCAGACGCACAATATCGCAACGAATCAAGTAAGTGGTAAGTTTCCTTATCTTTAATCTTTTCAGTAGGTTGTCGGTTATCGTCAAGTTCTCGTGCATAAGTTCCAAACTCATCTATCAGGTGAATACAGGTATTGAAGATAAATAATTTATTCTGCTTGATAAGTGCTGTTACTCGGTCAATACCTGCTTCCACGTCAATTACAGGGCTTTCATAGACTGGATAGTCAAATGCTGACCAATCCCATCTCTGCTGCTTTTCTGCCCTTGCGCCACCAATTCTCTTTATCGTGTTATGTTCCTGCTCAACTACCTTGAACTCCCTGACATGCTCTTCTGTGGTGCGATTTCCCTCGAGGTATTCCTGAAAGAGATAATAACAACCTTTCTCTGGATCACGGGCAACCCATACTCCTGCTGTATGAACTGCGCCAAAGTCAATTCCAGTCGTTACTTCCCATTCTTTAGGAATTGGAATTTGGTTGATAACATGCTTTGCAGGATCAAAGTCCTCATAAATCATGCCAGCAGGTTTCTTGAACTCACCATCATACATCATGGCAAACTTCCATGCTGGCATCTTTGCTCTCATACGATAATACTCATCTATGGGAAAAGACGGGTTCATTATGCTTTTGAACTGGATTATGTCAAAGTCCTTATCACCAGCAGCCCAACGGTCATACACCTGCGTTTTCAGCCATCCCATGTTATAAGGAGTGGTGGAAAGCAAACATCTACCCTGACTTAAACTCAACCTACGTTGGATAGCTTCCCATGCGCCTACTCTTACCCCATCCTGCCCTGCTTCGTCAAACCAGCACGCATTAGCAGTAGCAGCTTCCAACCCTTCCTCTGAACTTGCTGCACGAAGTATGATTCGTTTCTTTCCGTTCTTACTGACAAGTAGTCTATCACTTGCCTGCCAGTCCCATGACTTCTGAATATCACAAAACCAATTCTTTAGTTCTGGGAGCATTTTTAGTTTGTAAAGGTCATAAGTGGCTGTTACTGCCAGATAATCTCCATCACCACAAGTATCTATTTCACGATTCAACCAAATACTGCCCCATGAGGTCTTTCCTGATTGAGTGCCAGCTAATACAACTGGGTATCTTGCTTTACTATCCCACGCTTGAAGTTGGCCAGGGTGCATGTGGATACGAAGTTTCTTACCGTCATACTCCATGAACTCCTGTTTTTTAACTGGAGTGTCAACTATTTGGGGCATCTAACTGTTTTGGTTCTTCTGGTAATTCTTTGTACTCGCCCCTGACTATCTCGATTACTTCAGGCGGTTTCAAAGATGTCTGAATATCAAGATGTTCTCCAAATCCCAACTCCCTGCCCCATCTTGACTTATTCAGAACTTGCACAGTCGCCCATGGCTCTTTGTTGATTAAGTCTTCTTCAAGGTTGTCAACTGCCAATTCAGCTAACTTCATACCTTTATTGGCTCGTAGGGTTTCTAACAGTTCTTTCAATTCTGGAATGGAGTTAATCTTTCTCCAGATAGTTTCAGTGGTAGTGCCTACAACTTGGGCTGTTTTGGCAATATGTCCACCTGTATCAATTAAAGCTTGCCCGACCTTGTTATTGTCAAAAATATTGTTTATCTTATTAGGAAGTAGCCCTTGTGCCACTTTGTCAAAGACATCTAATTCATTAGCCATATAATACTGTTAAATGTAAAAATAGAAACGAGATAATAAAACCGCCACTACCTTCGCCATCATTTCCGCCCATGATCGTAATGTTCCAAAAGAACGGAATAAATGCAAGCTAAACGAACAGAAGGGGTAGATATAGACTTAACCGTAAATTGTAATCTTCCACTATTCGCTGTATCCATTACATACTTCTTTCAACTCATACTCGGCGTCTTCTATTTCAGCGTACTTCTCATCAAGAGTTTCCAATGCTGTATCCCAGGCATCCTGCTCGCCATCTGCCTCTATCTTCATAGAACGCCTTTTCAGTTCATTGTAATAAACTATGTATTTCATGTTTTATCTTTTTCTCCATTCATCTATCATCAGGCATATATATATGATTGCTCCACTTGCTATAAAGGCTATTACGCACCAGATGATAACAGCGCATAACTCGTTCACGTCAGCCCTTTAAAAATTTTGCCCAAAATAGCTCTAATCAACATTATGCTCTTCTGTAAGGTTGTATGGTTCATACTTGAACTTGTTACCCCGCTTGGTTACAGTAATAGGTTTCTTCCACCAATCAGGCTTGTAAGTTTGAGTGTCAACGTGTTCATCGTCAAAGCCAACATACAGCCACGAATTAGGACTGTAAGCGCATTGATAGTAATAATTGTCATGCGAGATTATTTTGCTGAAACTCAATACCCCGTTCTTGAATATCTCAAACTTATCTGCTTTCACAAAGTCATTCATGCCGTCAGATTTGGTTATCTTGAATGTGTGCATGTTTATTCCTTTCGGGTTTTCCATGTGATTGTATATTCAGTAACAAATTTATTAATATTTATAATCTGTATTATCTGTCCAGAACAACTATGTGAACCCAAATGTCCTTCATTTTTGTCACATTGTTTAGTTGAGTTAGAACCGAATATATCTGCTGGTATAGCTATCTCATATTTACATCGTTTATTCATTTATGCCTTTCTGAAATGCTCATAGCGCACTTTTTATATTATACCACAAGAGGTCAAAACATTTCAGAATCTGCGGAGGGATAGAATGGTCGGCATAACACATACGTTCTGATTATCCTTTAGTGTGTGTGGGGGGGGGCGGGGGGCTGTGGCGCCGGCCGGGACGTGGCATGCGTGTACCTATATTGGGAGGGTGAGGGGTAGCCAGTGTAGTAGTATGTAGTGTAGTAACATTCTCTAATGAATAGGCAATCTGTAACGCATCCATTGTACTGGCAAGTCTGTGTATAAGGTCATCATCATCTAACATAATAATAAGGCGTTGTAATGACATACCCTATATTATATCATACTTATTATAGTTATGATAATAATGATATGATATCGCATAAGGCGTGATTGTGGGCTGTTAGTGCATGTAGTGAGCAAGTGTAGACTGGGGGTGGGGTGTGATCGGTGCGATTGCGGGCGGTAATGCGGGGCCTACCAGTGTATACCGGCATGAGTATAACGGGGTTGATCTGGCTGTCTCTAATGAAGTAGTGCGGTTATATGTGTAAAAGGTACACATAAAGTATACATATTGCGCACATAATAGACAAGGATAGTACAGTATCCTATATATAGATGGCATTCACTGCGTTTCGGCTATCGCCTACACGGGAGGGACAATCAGCTAATAACAATCTACCCGCAACAAGGGGTTAACCTGCCAGTGTTACGGTTAGAGAGGGGGTTAACCTGCCAGTGTTACGGGTAGAGAGTCTGGGCGCTTATCTGTGGCTATATTTCAAGTGCATGATGCTATCCCATAAGCTCATATATTAGCTATGAGTACATTATATCATATATTGCAAGATATTATAGAACTCTTGTTCGTGTTTAGATTACCCTACGCTTACCTTAAATTATCTTGTAATGGTGGTTGTATCGTGCTACATTATATACAAGGAGTGAAACGAAATGAAACACGAATATAAAACAGTTGACATCACTACACTAAAGGGGTTAAGATATGCAGAACTTCTAAAGATGTGCGGATGGACAATCATAATTACATCACCAATTACTATTACATTTGAAAGGAAATAATAACATGAATAACACGGATAAGAATAGACTATTTTATGAAGGTAGATCGTTCTGGTATCAGTACATTACACTTAACGGCTATGCGTTTAAACCCACTGAGAAGGGATTAAAAGTATTATCGCGCAACCTCGATATAAATATTCCCTGGCTACGCAAGTGTATAAATATCTATCTTGAAGCGTAAGCCTTGAACGAAACGCCGCGAGGCGTCAACCAGCATGAATGACGAGTACACAGCAAGACAGTATTACAGAGGTTTTATACCGTGATTTTTATAATGCCAAACTTGATGGCAAAAAACTAATAGATTTTAAGGAGCTATAAAATGAAACATAATGCGATTTGTAACAGGTGCGGGCGGTCAATCCGTAAAGCGCAATGGCGAGCAGTAGGACAGCGGTTAATCTTGGCTTGCCGGTGTGGTGGTAGAATTTATAAGATGAGTAAAAAGGCGGCATGAGATGAGCGCTGAAACAAAAATGATTATAAGCGATGCGAAGAGATTAAATCTATGGGTTAAACCATATAAAAAGACTTCAAGTTACGGGACAAGAAAGGGGTATAGAATATCTGGAAGTCTTACAAATCTATATGAGTTGATAAATATAGAACGGCATTATGCCCAATTATGTATTGGCGTACATAAAAGTGATTATGTAATTGAAACCAAAGAGGAGCAATCAAAATGAAATCAATCAATAACGACCTTAACGATGAGATTTCCAGACAGGATTTTGACGGGTTCTTCACCGTACCACCCAGCGACCTAACAGATTTAGAGCGACTTGAAAGCGACCTAAAACAGCTTGACGGAACTATAACGAATGTGCATATTTCAGATAAAGCGTTAAGCGAGAGCGAGATAAAAGAACTTAATAGCGACCTTTTGCGAAATTCGCAAAGCGACCCTAAATATGTTATGCAATGTGATAATTGCGAGTGGTGGATTAAGGGATTATTGGGATATGGAAGATGCAATAATGCCATTATGAAAGGCATGACTGAATTACAGATTATGGCGTGGAGCGATTTTTACTGCAAATTCTGGACACCAAAGGAGCTAAAATGAAATGTAAAACATGTTATGGCAGTGGTTATATTCTGGTGCAATGTAGATTTAGCGATATGTACGTCAAAGAACCTTGCCCTGATTGTAATGGCACGGGTGAGGTTAAATGCGATCACCCGTTAGAACAGCGCCAGGATGTATTAATTCGGCATACAATATCAGGCGGAAATGATAATAGCGATGATGGTTATATCTGTGGCGTATGTGGAGAATATGATAATAGCGACATGAACGAGCATGATTGGGAATTGCTTAATGAGCAACGCAAAGAGCTAAAGAAACAAAGCAAATACCCTGACGATGAAGGGTATAATGATTATGTAACTGGTGTTGATAAAATTGACCCAAAAGATTAAAGGAGTAATAAAATGGATTACACAAAGAAACAAATTAGCGAGATGTTAGAAAACCATTTGAAATGGTTAAAAGATAATTCGGACGGGGTAAGGATAAATTTACCTTATTTGAACTGTGCCAATTTGAGAGGTGCCGATTTGAGAAGTGCCAATTTGAGCTATGCCAATTTGAGAGGTGCCGATTTGAGAGGTGCCGATTTGAGCGATGCCGATTTGAGCTATGCCAATTTGAACTGTTCCAATTTGAGCGGTGCCAATTTGAGCTATGCCAATTTGAGCGGTGCCAAAAATTTAAATACCGCTCGTGAATTTATGGGCAATTTTAAGAAAGATAAGCTCGGTTTCCTTGTCTATAAAAGAATTGGGGCTGGTAGAACGAGTTCCAATCCTCCTGAATACTGGAAGATTGAAAAAGGTGCATTTCTCGAAGAAGTTGTCAATCAATTACCTACTGTTGATTGTGCTTGCGGGGTTAATTTTGGGACCCTAGACTGGTGCAAAGCGAATTACACAGACGCCGATCTATGGCTATGCCGTATTCGTTGGGAAGATTTGCCCGATGTAACCGTTCCGTACAACACTGACGGGAAAGCAAGATGTGGACGGTTGGAGCTGATAAGAATAGTTGATCCAGAAACAGGGAAATAAAATGATTAACACAAACTATGCCGATAGCCACTTGTATTGCCCTAATTGTGGCTCACCCGAAAAGCGAGAGATTGATCGTGAAACACTACATACTTATTATGGCGATAATATAACAGTCAAAACATATTCCTGCACGAAATGCGGTAAGGTGTGGGATCAAAGGAGTAAAGATGAATAACAATAACGAAATTCGCAAAGTTAACTATGGACAATTAAGAAATGAAATTGATATGGCAAAAGATATATTAGAGTATTGTTATGAGAGCGCATTATGGGGAATTGCTATAACCAATAATGCGTCATTTCCCAGCGTAGCTTATCATCTAAAGAAAGCACTTGCATTGATTGATGAGGTTAAGAATGAGTAATATCTGGAAATGTGATAAGTGTGGCGCAATAAAAGAAGTTAATAATAAAAAGATTAATATTAATATTTCCCAAAGTGGGGCAGAAAGCGGACAAGGGCTATTCACATTTGTGTTTGGTAGTAGCCCTAAAGACGAGGACTATGAAGGCAAAATATCAAATAGTAAAGCTAAACAGGCAAGCATCAACTATTCCCTTGAGGTATGTGAACTCTGCGCTTATAATATGATAGCGATATTAGAGGAATATTGGATACCTCATTCAATTAAACAGGTGCAGATAAAAGATTCCTTGCCATTCAAGCGATACATTTTAGCAAAGGCAAAACAACATGGATAAACTTAACACAGTTAAGAAAAGGGAAGATTATGTAAATAAGATAACAGGCAATTTTAGATGGGACAATGATGGAAAACCATTAGACGATGTTATTACTAAACTTGTTGAAAGAATAGTACGCCTTGAATACAAAGTAAAAGACATGGAGAAACATAATGGATGAACAACTTCGAGAATTCCTGTTACATCGTAGCCCTATTTGTGAATGTTGCCACAAAAGACCTTCTGTTGAAATAGCGCACATATTTATTGGCAGTGATAGGTATAACGGGAAGCATAAGAATAAGCATTGTCTTGACGAAGAGAACCTATCGGCCATTTGTGCAGTGTGTAGAGATCAACGAATAGATATTACAAAGTGGAATAAGGATTGTTTCAAGAAGATTCAGCAGGCAAGATACCCTAATTTCGACCAATGGTATAAGGAAAATGTGCATGAACGTTAATTGCGAATTTCGCATTAAGTGGTATAATTGTGATTATGGAGAGTATATGTATCGGCTAATTTTAATTTACAAGCACCTTTTAGTGGGCTTACCTGTAACACTTAGCCGAGTGTACTCTCCAGCGCAGGTGAGCCCATCAAAGGGTGTATTTGTTTATAGGAGTAAAGAATGAAACTATCAGAATATCTCATTGGAGTTGGTAAATCAGTAGCATATTATCCTAAACTACGAAGGATCACTGGTTCTACAAATGCAACTATTTTTCTATGTCAGCTTATTTACTGGATAGGCAAGGAAGACGAAAAATCAGATGGGTGGGTTTATAAAACAGCAGAAGAAATAGAAGAAGAAACTGGATTGTCTTACGATGAGCAGAAAACAGCCCGAAAGAAACTGATTGAAAACGGGATTATTCAAGAGAAATATAAGCGGTTAGAGCATCTTATTTATTTCAAGGTTGACCTTGATAAACTTAATGCAGCGTGGGAAACCCCTGTTCCCGAACACCGCAACCCCACGATGGGGAAAGCCGTATCTCCGCATTCGTTAAATAGAACTGCAGAGAATACTCCAGAGAATACTACACCATGTGTGGATTTAGACCCATTATCAATTTATACTCAACAGGAAAAGGAGGTGATTAAAGAAATCCTAAAGTATTGGCAATTATCAGTTCCTGGCATTAGCGAAAATCATCGTTTCTGGCGCAAAGGTATTCACGATCTACTAAAAGTGTGTAAAGAGCTTGATTATGTGGATGTACTTCGCAGGGTGCATTTTAACTGGCAGAATGGGGGCAGCAGACTTACGATAGCAAGCCCCGCCAGTCTGGTAAAGCTTGCGAATTTCGCAGTCAGTCAGTTGCGAATAGAACAACAGCAAGATAATTATGATGATTAGGAGGTAAATAATGCCAAATACTCGTAGGTTAGCACTAAAGAGATTAAAGTCAGAGCTGAAATTTGCAAAGCAATATGGTAAACTTAATAATAGAGATAGTTATTGGGATGGTCGAGTTGATGGTTTATGGTTAGCAATAGATATAATCAAAAGATATGTTAAACTATTTGGCGAAGGAGATAAATTATGAACTATGAAACTACGGCTAATGATGAACTTGATAGAGCAGTAGCAGAGAAGGTGATGTGGCAACTAAACATGAAAGGCAATATATCGGAATTGAGCTGAACCCGGACTATATCGCAATGAGTGAAAAACGAATAGTGAAAGTCAAACAGCAAAGGAGGCTGGAATTATGATAATACAAGAGCTTTATTCCATTGAAGCAGAAGAAAACCTTTTGGGGTCTATTCTTATTGATCCTGTAATAATTAATAAGTTAGATGTAGAGCCGTTAGACTTTTATATCATTAAGAACCAGTGGCTATTTGAAACTGCCCGACAGCTAAAAGACTATGACATATTCACGTTGGCGCAAGAGATAAGCAAAGCACATCCAGATGTAAAGCAGGATTACATCGTAGGGTTAGTAAGTAAGACCCCTACATCATTACACGCTGATAAATATGCCCAGATAATCAAAGACTATGCAAGACGCAGAAAGATTATGAGCATAGCTAATGAGATTGCGAATTTCGCAAACGACCCATTAATCAATCTTGATGAAGGCGTGGCAAGAAGCGTTAGCGATATGGTTATTACAATGCGAATTTCGCAAGGGGCAGAGCAGATAGGCAGTAGTGTAAGTAGACTATATGACCATGCCCTTGATATGCACAATAACCCACGCCAGTATTATGGCATTCCGACAGGATTTACAGATTGGGATAATATCACAGGCGGTATGCAACGAAAGACAGTTGTTATAATTGCGGGTGAGCCAGGCATAGGCAAAAGTTTATTTGCTATGCAGTTATGCGCTGGTATGCAGAAACACGCACCAGGCGCAGTGTACGAAATGGAAATGGACAGCCAGTCAGTAGTAGAAAGGCTTGTATCAGGACAAGGCAAAATACCCACAAAGAATATTGACACAGGCAGAATGACGGCTAACGAATGGGAAGTCTTTACAAAGACACTATCAATCATGGCAAAGATGCAGATACATATTTCCGATTCAACCGCATGGACTACCACAAGTTTGAGGGCTGATCTTGCACGATTGAAAGAACAGTACAAGATAGAATGGTTCATGCTGGACTACATGGCATTACTTAATGATACAGTAGGCAAAGACGGTAACGAAAAGTCTGCATTTATAAGCAGGCAGATTCATAATATCTGCAAGGATTTAGACCTTGCGGGATTAATAGTACATTCAATCAACAAAGAGGGCATGGCAGGTACAGCACTAAAACAGCACTTGTCAGGTTCAGGTAGTATTGCATTTGACGCTGACCAGATATGCTTTTTAGATAAGACCGACCAACAGAATGTATTACAGTTGCGCTGGGATAAGGTACGAAATGGTGAAAGTGGTGGTAAAATGAAGATAGTGAAGTTGCAGGGATTCCCTGCGTTTGGAGAATACATTCATACAATTCAATAAAGGAGAAATAAATATGCAACTAACAACAGACGAAAAAACAGATTGTGTATTAACGGCGTTCTATAAACTGCCAGAAGTTGAGCAGAATAAACTACTGTTCACGGCACGCAAACTAAACGATAATAGAACTAAACCACTTCCAGATATTCATAAGATAGAGATGCTTGGAAAACTTGGCATGTTTCTCTCGGAGAATATGAAGTGAGTGAGCTAAAAGCGTGTCCGTTTTGTCCTGATGGGGGAAAGCCTGAAATAAATGATTATTTCATAGCTGGCGTTGCGAACCATCTAAATTATTTTACTCATTGTTCATCGTGTGGCATTAGAACTCGAAGCAGAAAAGATTATAAGGGGGCGGTTGACGACTGGAATACTCGCCCTATCGAAGAAACGCAAGCCAAACTCATTATTCAGTTGGGAGATGCGCTGGATTCGGCTGGCGATGGAGGCGTGGTTTACCCCGACCAAGTAGAAGCGGAAAAAGCCTATGAAGATTGGAGGGAGAAGAATAAATGAATATAATATTATTAGGCGCAGAACTTTGGGCTATTGGTCAGATTGTAGCATTATGTTTAACTGCCATAGTAATTACTGGTTATATAATTTATGGAGTTTACGAGTTAGGAAAATATAAGAGGTGGTGGAAATGAATATATTAGGATTTATGATATTCTGTTGTGGCTTATTGTTTGTTATAATTATCTTTGCAATAGCGCTATTCTTTTATCTCAATGAATCCTCTAATAAAGATGACGAGGATGAGAACAGATGAGTACGCGCATTAGTCGGGTAGACACTAACCAACCAGAGATTGTTAAGGACTTGAAGAAGCTTGGTTATTCAGTATGCCATATACACCAGATCGGCAAGGGTTGCCCTGACATTATGGTTGGTTGGGGTGGTGTAACGTACCTTGTTGAAATAAAGAACGATGGCGGTAAACTAACCCCAGATGAGGAAGCGTGGCACAAGAACTGGCGTGGTGACGTTATAATTGCTTATAACACAGAAGATATAATAAAACACATAGAAGAAAAGATAATGGAGGGCTTATGAAATTTAATGAATTGCCTGATGCTTACCAGAATATAATTATGGCTATTGGTGATAGCCTTTCAACTGACATCTGGCGACTTGCCAGAATCACCAATGTACTGATAGATGTTTATACCCTTGAAGGCAAAACACGCAACTGGGTATATTCAGCAGTAGCAGAAGGCGTTGGAAAACCATTAGGCACAGTCAGGGATTACGCAGAAGTGGCACAATACTTTTCGCAGGATATTCAGGATAAGTATAAAGAACTTAACTTTGACCATTTTCGCAGGGCAAGGCGTCTATCAAAGAAGTATAGCATTGAGCCTGAAATAATACTGAAATGGGCTATATCACAGACCGACAATGCTGGACACCCTGCCACAGTGGATTCACTTATTGTGAACTTCGCAAAGATAGAACGACCACTGCAAGAACGATTAATGATTATGTTAGAATCCCTGCTACAAGAACTGATAGACGCAGGTGGCGAGTTAGAGGCGATCAAGACGGTCAAGTGTATGCTATCAGATATTATAGAAGGCATACACGACCCGAAGCTGAATAAGTATTGGTTAACAAAAGATGTAGAAATGGAGGTGGAATGAGCAAAAAAACAGGGTATTATGTTAGAATAGAAAGGAATAACAAATGGTTAAGTTTAGATATTGCCGAGTTAACCCAAGAGGAGCTTTTAGACTTCTTTAGTAGAATGGAACCAGATAAAATGATGAGTTGGATTGCAGCTTTGTTAGAGTTTATACATAAAAGAGTTATAGATGTAGAAGAACTAGAAAATAATGAAAAGGAGATTATAAATGAGTAGTATATATAAGTATTCAGGTAAGTTGGTGAACAATGATATTTACGTAGACGATGGTTTAGGTATGGCATGGAAGCTCAATCAGGTATTTCCACAGAATTTTGGTAACGACCCCGACAAGCTGAATAAGGGTGTAGATGCCATGAATGAATCTATTGGCGTTGCTACTCGATTCTGTTGCATTGGAGTAGTTGGGGCGAATTGGAATAAACTCTACGAAATGAGCGATGCAGGTAAAAAGTTGTGTCAGGCGATCATCTCTAAATCATTCCTTGCGCTTTACCTAACCGAAAAGGTAACTGATTTAAGCACAATCAAAATGCCCGAAGGCTGGGACATGATAGGCTTTATCATTGAGCCTGACAAGACAGTCTATACAGCGTGGAATGGCGATAATCTGAATCAGTATTGTGTGCCATGTCCTGTTCCGCAGGCAACCACAACACCAACTGAACCTACGCCAACAACAGGCACTACTATTGTATCCAGTACTGCCCAATTAAAAGCCATGTGCCTGCAATCAGCATCAATCATAGCCGTTCACAATTCACAGATAGATAATGCAATTCTGCAACCTGAACCGATTGAGCAATTAGCAGATACATTGCTTAATGGGTATGTTTTGAAACCGTGAAAATAGGTTATAATAGTTATGCAGGTTCGAACCCGTCTTTAGTGGCGGATGTAGAACCTGCTTGGCCGATTCCGAAATCACGTTCGACGTGATAGTACGAATAACGGCAAGGGCTTAATGCCCGCTGGATGGCCGATGATGGTTTGCGTGCTTTTAGAGCAATAAGACGACCGGAGGCTATCGACAAGCCACCTGCAACCCCTTTAGTCGAGAGACTAAAGAACCAGGTGGCTTTGTTTTGTGAGTAGAATGTCAATTAAAAGGTAACATTTTACACGCATGATTTATACATATCTTTTGTATGTACTTAATACCTCATCGGAGGTATTATCCCTGCTTATTTAGTAATCAATAAAAGCACCTGCGTTCAGGATCCAGTACAAGTTTTGTCTATTTGAGACCCTTAAATGATACTTGACTGCCTCACAATATCATTTGTGGGACGGCAATGATACATTGGTATCAATTTTTACGCCTGAAAACATGCCGATTTTTCGATTTATTATAGAAATATTGATGGATATAATTATCAGGCAAAAAATATTGAAATATGAATTATTATCATTTTTCTTATAATAATAGCCAATTATCTAAAAGGGATTGACAAATGCCACAAAAGGTACTATGATTATATATATAAAGAATAAGGAGGTGAATATGAAAGATAGAAAGCCATCACTTGTTTGGCAGAAAAAATTCTTTACGGATTTACATAGTACCCAAGTGGTGGAACGATGGGCGGAGTTCTGGGGCGTTGGATTTAGTGAGGCCCTACGAATGATAATAGAAGGTTTTGATGTGATCACATCAAACACGCAACCGAAACGAAAAGGAGCAAAATAACTATGAAAGCAAACGATATTTACCCGTCAAAGTTTTTGAAGGCAGAGGATTTAGACGGCGACAAAACCATGACAATTAAGTCGTGTGCAATGGAAGAATTTAAAGACAAGGAAAAGGGTACAGTATCCGAAAAGTTGATAGTGTACTTCGATGAAGTTGACAAGGGGCTTTTAGTCAACAAGACCAATTTCAAGACCATTGCAGATATTACCAAAGAAGATGATACCAATAACTGGATAGGTAAGAAAATTACCCTGACAGTTATTGACGTTGACGCATTTGGTGATGTAGTAGCTGCAATTCGTGTCAAGAAAACAGTCTATGACCATGCCACGCTGGTAAAGCAGTATCAGGCGTTATTTGAACAAGCCAAGAAGAAAGGGCTTGAACCTGGTGCAGACTTCATCATCGAGCAGAATGCTGGTGATGATGCCATAATTGAAGCTGGCAAACAATTGCGGGCTATGATAGACGCAGCAGGGGCTATGTAGGATTGGCAATAACTGGGTGTGTCCAGCTGTATACCATCGGGATCAGATGAACTGGCGCAGGATTCCCGAACATCCAGTTTTGCAATTATAAGGAGGAATAAATGTGCAAATTCTTTAGCTTTGTAACTGACCCAGAAAATTATGGCGGTACACGTTTTTACTTTGATTGGGATTATCGCAAAAAACATCTGAAAGATGATGGTGTTGATTCACATGACCACATTACTGACTTTTACAAACTTAATCCAGAAAAAGTTAATGGTTACGAATACAATCCACTGATTAAACATTTTACAGTTGACAATATTAGAAGTGATATAAACGACTCTGTTCAAGCGGAAAAATGGGTTAGTGAGTTAGACTTTAAAAAGATAATTGAGCCATTGATTATTAAACCCATTATCAACCCGTTTGAACTTTCAAAAGTAAAGAAAGTAACTGATGAGCGGATTGTCTTATTAAAACAGTGGGCTTCGGTCAGGGCTTCGGTCAGGGCTTCGGTCTGGGCTTCGGTCAGGGATCCGGTCTGGGATTTGGTCAGGTATCCGGTCTGGGATTCGGTCAGGGATTCGGTCGGGGCTTCGGTCTGGGATTCGGTCAGGGATCCGGTCTGGGATCCGATCAGGGCTTCGGTCTGGTATATGGTCAGGTATCCGGTCTGGGCTTCGGTCAGGGCTTCGGTCGTGGATTTGGTCTGGGCATATACAAGCTCATTCTTTAACATCAAATATGAATATGATTTTATTTCTGCTACAAAATTATGGGAAAGTGGCATTGTGCCAAGCTTTGATGGCACTACATGGAGATTACATAATGGAAAGAAAGCTAAAGTTATTTATGAAATCACCGCAGAAGAGTTGAGGAAGTTATAATGAAATATCCCCAAGAGATTAGAGATAAGGTTGTGTCCCTTCGCAAGAAGGGACTACCTTTTGTAGAGATACATAAGATAACCAATATTCCAATGGGATCACTTGCCACAATATATTATGATGGCAAAAACTATGTCAAGGAAAGTCCGTTTGTAAGATACGATGATCCGCCCAGATTAGAGGGTGATTGGCTTGTACTGCCTTGTGTAGAAGCTCCATTCCACGACTTTGATTTTCTGAATCGTGTATTAGATTTAGCTAATGTGTGGGGAATAAAGAACTTGATACTGGCAGGTGACTTTCTACATAATGAAACATTGACAGGTTTTGATGCGAATTTCGCAACTGATGATAAAGGATTATCAGACAACAATGAGAAGAACTTGATGGACTTCATTCAAGGGTTGCCGAGCAAGTATCAAGAAGAAGGTATGAATGTTCTAATGGAAATGAGTGATGAAGAAAAGCAGATAACCTATTCAGAGGAAATGCAAGAAGCCCGTATCCTACTAAAAACCCTTGATAGTGTATTTGACAAAGTTCAATGGGTATTAGGTAATCACGAGGGTAGAATATTACGAACATTGCAACAGACAATAGACCCTATTGAGATACTACGTTCAATGGGCGTAGATAATGAAAGGTGGAGTATAGCCCCATATTATTATTGTCATCTAACAAGTGGTGGTAAAGAGTTCAGGATAGAACACCCTAAACCATTTTCTGCTAACACTGCCGTGAAACTTGCATCCATGCACTTATGTAATATCCTTATGGCTCATTCTCACGTTGTAAACCAACAGTATGATATATCTGGAAGATTCTACGCTTGGCACATGGGAATGTGCGCAGATGAAAAGCTATTTGCATACGAAGCCCAAAGGTCAAGGCAGGTTTCTAATCCACATAAGCACGGGGCAGTAATAGTTAGAGATGGATTTCCTTACATGCTAACAGATACAACCCCTTGGGGTATGTACAAGAAAATGGTATAAGAGTTATTTAGCTAATGGATAGGAGGCATGAATAAAACTTAATCTAACTAAAGAAAAGGTAATGGCAACAAATAGCCAGCTTATTATTCCGCCACGAATAGCAGATATTTGGGTAGAAGATTGGCTATCTATGTACGCTGAAATAGAATTTCTGAAAAAGCGCGCTAAAGATTTGTGTGTAAACCTTGACCAAATAGACGAGGAGGAACAAATGGGTAAATATTCATATATTTATAGAATAACTTTAAGTGGTGGGGACGAGGTTTATATAATCTCAGAATCATTCTTAGATGCTTACGATAAAGCCGTATCAATAATTCAACTTGACAAAACATCATGTACGCTTGAAGAAATAACGAAGATTGGGCGACTGTATTAACCAGATGAGGACTAAATGAAAAACGATTTATTTGTAATGACAGACGTAGAATATCATAAGAAAGGAGGTAAACATGGAAGATAAATTATTTGTGTTTGATTTGGGCGATGAAGTTGCCGATAGAGTTACTAATTTTACTGGAATAGTTGTTGCTCGTTGTAACTATCTGTTTAGTGATAATTCCTATCTTGTAGTGGGAAGAAATATTAGCACAAACGGCAATACTGTTGATGAGTGGTTTACAGAGAAACGTCTTGAAGAAGTTAAAAGTGTAAATTAGTAATATCGGTGGCGATGTGGCGGGACACATAAACAATCGTGAATGGGTGTCTTATCGGTTCGACTCCGACCACTGAAATTGAAAGGAGAACATGAAAAACAGATTTGAGTTTCTTGAACTTGAGGTAAAAAAGATGCCAGAACTTGACGCATATTATAGTCATTTCTTACATTGGAAAATCCTTGATAATAATAATGGCGAAGTATCAAGTGGCGAATGTGGATGCGACATGGGTATTCTTGTGGTTTTAGGTGAAGAAGCTGTTAAGAATATGATTATAAAGACGCAAACATATAATACATGCGAACATGATTATAAGACAGTGAAAGGCGGCATCCACAATAAATACTGGAAATGCAAGAAATGTGGAAGATGGGTTTTTGCTTCGCCCCAAGAAATCAAATCTGGCAAATATAAATACAGTCATATATATAAATCGTTTATTGGAATTATTCCTAAATGGAAGGAGGTGATATAGAATGAGCGTAAAAGTTATCTTGTTGGGAGTGGCGTTAGTGTGCTTTCTGCTAAAAGGCTTCAATGTAAATATCGCAGGACTTGACCTGACTAATCTCGGCTTTGCAGCAGTAGTAGCATCTGTACTGTTTGGATAATATGATATAATAAGGTATCATTTTATCCTCCTTTAAGCAGAACAGCCCCAGAAATCTGGGGCTGTTCTCATTGTATCTACAATGTATCTACGCTTTTATGACTGGCACACCTGCATCATTTACAACCTTGAATAGACCAGTTGCTACTCCGCCTACTGCGATAACCTGAACAACTAAATCCAGATCGAATACTGGTTTAAACGGGATAATGCACAGGGCAGACACGATGAAGGCAATGATGGTGAACATCCAACTCTTTACCCGCGGCAGGTTAAGATTCTTAACGCCCACCTTTATCCATTGAGTAATGGCTATTACACTGCCCACTAACACTACATTGGCTTGTAAGAATGCAAGCCCTTTCTGAATCAGATCAAGTAACATATAATAATCTCCTTTTCTATTATGTGCCTACTATTATATCACCTTTTTTGTTCTAAAAACGCTGGACTCCAACAGGGATTAAGTTTATTGTCTGTCAACTGTTTAGTCAGTTTTTTAGTTCCTGTGGCATATTTATGGATAACATCTTCCAAATGATTAATGCGTGTTTCAAATTCTGATACCTGCTTTTCAAGTTCGTCAATTCTCTTTTTCAATGGATTTACCAACTTTAGGGCTGAATCGGTTATGGCTTCGCTGGCATCTGACGAATCCTTTAATGCTGCGGCTTTATCTTTTCTGGTTTGTTTCCACACCGCATAGATGCCTGGACTTGCGGCGATAATGGCAAGAATAACAGTCAACCACGCCTGGCTATCCATTGTTGCGTTTCCTTATGATGTCCATAATTCTGTATGATGCAAGAATTAAAACTGTTATGATTGTATGCAAGCGTAGAAGTTGCGACCACAAAAAGCTAACATTTCTATCATAAGGGCTGGTAACTAATAACCAGCTATAAAAAGCAACGTAATCAATCAGAATGATAATGCAGGGTATTTCTAACAACCCTTTATATCTATCACGAACTATTATTAACTCTACTATCAACGCCACGATAGAGAGAATTAAAATTGCGCCTTGAATGGGTGTAAAGTCTGTTGATGTAATCATTCTGAATATCCTACGACTATTCCATTTGAATAGACTGGGTGCTGTATGGGTTGTTTCTGTGCAAGTTTATTCAGGTCATCTATCGTGCCTTTATAATAATCACCGTCAACTTTACCTATCCCTGCAATCTCATACTTATCTGTGAACTGCCAGAAGGTATGTTTTACTGTTGGCTCGGTGTTGCTGTAAGCTGCAACCCAGAAAGGATATGCAACTTCAAGCTCTTTGTCGAATCCCCACTTATGAGCCAAACCGGCAGTAGTATAGACTATTGGAATCTTGCCAAATAATTCATTAACCTTATATAGAAATATAGTTGCATTGGCATGAACTATATTAGGCGCAACGTTGTCATCTACTTCAATATCAATGACTGGGGGCAGGTCAGGAAGTGCGAATTTCGCGCATTCATAATACCAAAGTGCCTGAAGTCCAGGGCTTTGTTTTGGATGAAAGAAGTGATAGCTGCCCGTAATGATTCCCTGTGCTTTCGCTTGTTGGATATTACGGACATACATATCATCTTTATATGCTGTGCCTTCGGTGCATTTAGCAAACATAAATTGAACGTTGGCCGCTTTAACCTTCGCCCAATCTAATTTCATTTGGTAGTGACTAACATCGAGACCCGTCAAGTTATATCCCATTCAATAATCCTTTCGGTTGCCATAAACAATTTTTCTTATCCCACAAGATACGATTCATAAATATCAAGAATGGACTAATGGCTACTGATTGACCGCCAGAGGGTGCCGGTGAAAAACTTGCTCCCACAATAGTGGGCACATCTAAAGACCCCCATACTAATGTCTCTGTCTTTGAAATTCCAGATGTTCTTTTTGCTGTATCGCAGTATGTAGCCGTGATAATAGACGTATAATTTACTCCATTTGTAGGAGTGGTATGATTCGAGTTAGCCACACAAGTCAGAATTATTCCTGAGATATCAGCAGCTGTAAATGATGGATTGGTAGTGATAGAAGAACAGTGATCCGCTAATGGAGTTGTCTGATGAATTTCTCTGACAGCTAAAGCAAAACTACAATGTAGTATGCTCACGCTATATCCTATTACCACATTTTTCGCCCCCAATAATGATCCTATATAATAATATATCCATGTGTAATTCCAATTTGAGCCTGCTGTGTTTGTTGCATCAGCAGCCAGTGTCATATTGTGGCTATCACAAGTTATTGTTGGTGCAGTTATACCGCCTGTTGTACTACTTACCGATATACCAACTATGCAACCTGTATTAGAATTTCCAAAGGTTGGAGTTAAAGTTTCTCCGTTGCTTGTGCCAGAATATGTTTTAGTGTCATTAATACTAATTGCCATTTATCCTGCCCTCGCATAGAGAATTATCATTTAGGCTGTCCTTACATATGTAACTTTGACATTCAATGGATAAGCATTAACT